ACCAACACAAGAGCGAATCGCTGATACTACATTTGCACAAGAGTTAATACTATTGTTAAATCCAGTTTCTGGGTCTACTTGCATTCCCAGATCTTTAACTTGAGTAAATTTATTTTGGAAATTATTATATTTTTGAACTGTTCCACCAGAAACGTAAGTATGAGGTAATGTTGATTGACCGACTACAACTTCAAATGTGTTCAGACCAACTACAGATTTGACATTAAAAATATATCCCAAGTTACCGCTTGGGTAGTTTATTAATGTAGGACCAGATGGGCAAGTAAATCCAAGTCCAATAACTTTTACAGGATCATTTTTACTCAATCCGTGATTAATAGCAGTTATAGTTGTTATACCTGTTATTTCATCATAAACTGCATTTATTACATTTGTTCCCAATCCAACTGGATATCCACCCCAAGAACTATTATTAATTACTGCTCTAGCAATATTAAATGAATAGTCAACAGTTGATATTGTTTGTTGAACTTCTCCTGGGTTATGTAGAATCTCTGGTATTAGATTCCAGTTAGAATCATAATACGATTCTCCAGCAGCTACTGATCTTGAGTTACCACCTCTTGTAATATCATGAATAATACATTTCCATATACTTCTAATATCTTTTGAACATTTTTCACTTTCCAATACAACACCATAACGAGTCGCTGGTACAACCAAAGTTGATGCTGCACCAATCATGTTTGTTACGATTCCAACAAGTTGACGAATCGTTGTTCCAACAGCAACACATCCACCATCTACTGAAATAACAGAAAAATCTTTAACCTGAGCGATGCTGTTTCCTACACCTTGATATGAAATAGGTGGAGTATAGTTATTGATTACATGAGTAGCAATGCCTGCAGCATAGTCAAGAGCAGCAATCGTTGCTTGTTGAGTGGAAATGCCAGTAATGTGAATCAATCCACCAGAAGTATTGAAATAAGAATAACCCGCGCCAATTGATTTGAGATTACCATTAGCCTTAAGATCATAAGAAACAGCATTCATAATGCTGACAATATCTTCCTTACAGTTTGTATAATCACTATTATTTAACGTAAAGTTGTATCCAATCGGAGAAGTTAAAAATCCAACTGCTTCTGCTGCAATATAGTTAAGATTTTTATCGATCAATCTTGCAGCATCTTGTTCTCTATGATTTCCAGCAAAACCACTAAATCCACTTGTCAAGAATCCAACAGATTCTTTTGCAATATAATCAAGATTTAAACGAATCATTCTTGCAGCATCAAAGAATCGATCAGTTGCTACCCCAAGAAGTGGTTGAAGAGCAACTACTGCAGCTCCATTTGTTGAGTTTGGTCCAATAAAACTTATATTTGTGATGTGGCATCCATTATTTACATAGAATAAATCACGATCTGGATATTGTGGTGTTACAACACAATTTCGTAGTTCTGTTCCCTGTACAGAAACTGTTTTTGCCAAAATAATAGGATTATCTTCAACATACACGCCAGGAAATACTTTAATTGTATCACCAAAAAGTGCAACAGAAGCAGCTCCTTTAATCGTTCTCTTTGGATAGTTTTCTGCTAATCCAGTATTATTGTCGTTACCAGTTTGAGAAACATAGATTGTTTTACCAATAGGGCGATAAGCATCGACTGTTACTTTTCCTTTTCCTGGATTTTGAGTTCCTGTAATATCGATTCCAATTCCAGGTACTAACTGAGTAACAATACCAACAAGATTTACACCACCTCCAAAATAATCAGTAGCAGTTGCAGTTCCAACAACAGTTAAAGTGTTTGTTATTGCACTTGTTCCAATTCCTAAACTTCCAGAAGATGGATTAAAAACTAATTTTGATGAGTTAAGATATGCTGTAGATAAAATTCCAGTTCTTGTAGTTGAAAGAGTTGGATATGTTATAAGATCATCTTCAAAGTCTTTAATCGAAACACTAATTGAAGCACCTTGTAAACCTTGCAAACCTTGATTACCTTGGGCACCTTGAGCACCTTGTCTTCCTTGAAGTCCTTGAGAACCCTGTAATCCTTGTCTACCTTGTAAACCTTGATGACCTTGTAATCCCTGAAGACCCTGATTTCCTTGAAGACCTTGTGCTCCTTGATTTCCTTGTAATCCTTGGTGACCTTGAAGACCTTGTGTACCTTGCCTACCTTGAGCACCTTGGGCACCTTGCCTACCTTGAAGTCCCTGTAAACCTTGTAGTCCTTGAGTTCCTTGGAAGTTACTTAGTGGTCCTTGGAGTCCTTGATTACCTTGGAGTCCTTGAAGACCCTGGAGTCCTTGAAGACCCTGGAGTCCTTGTAAACCTTGAAGCCCTTGAAGTCCCTGATTACCTTGTAATCCTTGGACACCTTGCCTACCTTGAAGTCCCTGTAAACCTTGTAGTCCTTGAGTTCCTTGATCTCCTTGAAGTCCTTGTAAACCTTGAGTACCTTGGAAGTTACTTAAAGTTCCTTGATTACCTTGAGTTCCTTGGAAGTTACTTAGTGGTCCTTGAAGTCCTTGATTACCTTGGAGCCCCTGTAACCCCTGAAGTCCTTGTAAACCCTGAAGCCCTTGAAGTCCCTGATTACCTTGTAATCCTTGGTTACCTTGTAATCCTTGGTTACCTTGTAATCCTTGGTTACCTTGTAATCCTTGGAGTCCCTGGAGTCCTTGAGAACCTTGAAGTCCTTGAAGTCCTTGTGCAGATAATCCTCCTTGAAGTCCTTGTCTACCTTGAAGACCTTGTAAACCCTGATTTCCAACACCTTGAAGACCTTGTGTTCCTTGATAGTTACTTAAATGTCCCTGAAGTCCTTGCCTACCTTGAACACCTTGAAGTCCTTGATCTCCCTGAAGTCCTTGAAAGTTACTTAATGGTCCTTGAAGTCCTTGTGTTCCTTGAGCATTTTGAACACCTTGAGCACCTTGGGCACCTTGAGCACCTTGAGTTCCTTGGAAGTTACTTAGTGGTCCTTGGAGTCCTTGAATACCTTGATATCCTGTTGGAACAAAAAATATGGATTCGGGAGTTAAGTCTGTAGGAAGAGAACCAGATACATAACTAACATCAACTTCATAATATGTTGAACTCGAAGAAAATCCATATATGGTAATTTGAACTGCAGAAGAAACTCTAAAAATATTTACAAGAGTACTATTACTATTAGACCCAACAATGATTAACTGTCCTTTTATTGGTCCAGAAGGATTATTCTCCCAAGTATCATACCAAGATGACTGATCGTTTCCCTTTATGTCATATAAAGAAAAATATAATTGAGTTACAGAAGATATTAAACTATTATTATATCTTACTTCCCCATTAGTTACAAATGGGTTCAGAATATTACCAACAAAATTAGTTGTTGGTGCAGAAGTAGTAGAAGAATAGTAATAAGGAACACCACCTTTAGGTCCAAATGTTCCTTGAGTTCCTTGAAAGTTACTTAATGGTCCTTGAAGACCTTGCCTACCTTGAAGACCCTGATTTCCTTGAAGACCCTGATTTCCTTGAAGACCTTGTGTTCCTTGATAGTTACTTAACTGTCCCTGAAGTCCTTGCCTACCTTGAGCACCTTGAGTTCCTTGAAAGTTACTTATTTGCCCCTGAAGACCTTGAAGACCTTGAAGACCTTGAGCACCTTGATTACTTTGGAGTCCTTGAGTACCTTGATTACTTAAACCTTGAAGACCCTGAAGACCTTGCCTACCTTGAAGACCTTGCGTTCCTTGGAAGTTACTTAATGGCCCCTGAACACCTTGAACACTAGCATAAGGTAAATGAATCCAATCAGTTACTCCATCACCAAACTTAAATCGATGAGTATCAGACTCTAATCCTACTTCACCTTTTAATAAAATTGGATTTTCGTCAGTCCATTGCTCTGCAGTTTTAGATAATAAAGGAAGATGTTCAGCATCAACAATATCAAAGACTTTTATTCCACTATAAAAAGTTGCCTTTTCGTTAAAATTACTAGGTCCATTATAGTAAGTATCTGACATTTCTTATATTAACCACTAAATGTAGATTTTATTAAATCTTGTCCGACATATGTACCAGTAAATACCAAAGATCCAAAAGTAGTTGAAGATGGTGCTAAATTTCCTTCTAAAGCATCACAATCTGCAATATTTGATTTTAGTTTAATCGCTGTTCCTGCCTTTAAATTTATATTTTTTCCAGCAGTTAAATCCAGATTTTCATCTGCATTAACTACTATATTTGCTCCCCTAATTTTAACCTGACCGTTTTTCTCTGCAGTGATGGTTACATCTCCATTTTTACCAGTAATGATAATATCAACTCCAGTGGACTTAGATTTTTGACCACCAATAATCTCAATACACTGATCATTATAAATGTGAAGAGCCCCACCTTCAGTTAATCCAGTTAGGCATACATCTCCATTATCCGTATAACCATATAAATTATAAACATCAGAACCATTCTCTCCCATTTGGGGATTGCACATGTCAATTCTAAACCTAGGGCCACAAGAGTTAAAGTTTCTCCCTTGCCAGTTTTGATTTTTAAGAGGTCTTGGTGCCATATTAGAAGATTAACCTACACAATCTATCACTTGTTTTATTTCTCCCTGTGGTTTGGATGGTTTTATACCAAGAGAAGCCTTAAGAATAGCACCAGATCCAGTTTCAGATTCAATCGTAATGATAGGAAGATCAGTAACAATGCTGGAGGTAGGAGAAGTTCCTCCAGGTTCTGGGGTATTTATCGGAGATACTGAAGCGATTCTTCCACCAATAGTATTAAATGTATAGATATTGCCAAGATTATCTCTTATTACATCTTGATTGGTATACCCGTTACCAGGATCGATAATATCTACCGTTGCAACAATATAATCTGGTTGATCTCCGACAGGATAGTTTTCACCCTCAGAAACAATATAGATTGAAATAACTTGACCATTCTCATCAATAATCGACCTTGCAACTGCACCATATCCCTTATTACAGTTATCTACAATTTCAACAAATGGTGGAAAATCATATCCAGATCCACTGTTTGTAACTTGAACTCCTATAATACTTCCTGTTGCTTCTCTTCCAGATCCAACAATTGACCCTAAAATTGGAATCGCAGTTGCTCCCCTTCCTTCGCTACCAAAAATATTAATAGTTGGTTTTGCACAAGATAAAGGAGGTCCAGCATAGCAAGCACTTAAAGCAGAGGATGGAGAACTAATATCAGAACTCATAAATCCAAATGATCCAACAGTCTTTTCTAGGTTTGATAAAGATTGTCCTAGAGAGATTGCAGATTGTGCAATCGAGTTTGCTGTATTTGCTGCAGATAAAATTTCACTAAAAGGAACTCCTGGAGCATTTTTAGCTCCTTTACCGATTACCCATTCATTTGTACTAGAGTTGAAGTTTGGTGCAACTTCATTACAACCAGCCTGTGCTATAAGTCCACCAATTCCTTCTATGTTGTTTCGTAAAGTGTTTGCAACATCAAATCCTCCAGTAATTTTTGAAACTGCTTGCATTGCAGAAGATAAACCACTTGAGATTCCACCAATGATTTGATTAAGTAATGATCCAATAACTTGAGAAGAAACACAAGAAACAAAGTTTGCAACATTTGCAACAACAGACTTTAATATTGACTTGATAATGCTTCCAAGCCCATTAAGAACGCTATTTGCAATACATGGGATTAAGTTTTGAAGAGCTTTAACTGGTGGAACCATTGCTTCTTGTGCAGCAACTCCAGCTTTATGTGCTATTGGATCACTTTTTGTAATCGCAAAAACTAAAGTATAAACAGTCTTGTAAAGAACTTTAAGTCCATTATTTAAGATTGGTGCCATCTTTTTATAAAGACTATTCACCATGGGTCCAACAACACCACTAGCAATCTTTTGTATTTTTGCTGTAATTTTGTCTATCTCAAGATTAATATCTCTTTGAATAGATGATATTTTAGTGTTGACATCACTAGTTAGATTTTGAATCCTTTTTATAAGATTGTCAACTTCTGTAGAAATTTTATTGATTGCACTTGATGATGATGCACTAGCAAAATTAATAGTTTCTCCAATAGCACTAAAATATGAAATCTCGTCGCTACCTATTTGCTTTGCTTTTGTTGGAGAAACGTGTCTTGGAGATTTTTGTGCAGCAGCGTTTTGCTCATTTGACTCATTTTTCTTAACACGACTTCCATCATTTTTAATCTTATCAGTATATCCTGTAAATGGTTGAAATGCACCTTGATAAGTTTTTGAAGGAACCTGAGAAGTTCTTCCAAAGCATCCCATAATTACAGGAGTTTGTGCATTATCACCATCTAAGAAAAATCCAAATACAACATCACCAGGATGAATCTTTATATTAGTCGCATTATTTCCTGCACCAGTTCCAGACGTTGTTGGTAGTAAACATTGTGCCCAAGGAAGATCTTCATTTGGAAGTTCAACCTCACTGTATGGGTGATACCCCATGATACGAACTTTAACTCGGTTTCCCCATCCAGCGCCATTTGCCTGTGCTCCTTGAGCACTGACTGGTGGAACTTGACCTATCCACCAACGAAATCCGTCTCTGCCTACAAAATTACTTTGAAATAAAGATCCATCTATCATCTTTAAGTTTCCTTATTATTTGTACCGTAACGACCATAAGTGTCTCTCACAAGTTTCATCGATGTATAAGAAGCTTCAGAATCAAAATGATGACACAGTTCCTTAATCATATATAGACCGCTTTGGTCTTGGTCATATTCATTTTTATCTCCTCTAGAAACTTTTGGGAACTGACACTCAATAATATCTCCCGCTCTTAGATTTGTATTTGAAGGAACTGTCATACTCAAAGTTTGAGTGAACAGTACATTATATCTCATGATTGCTTGAGATTGATACTTAAATGGATCAGAATTTGTTTCAGTTGAAACGCCTTTTTCCATTGTGCCAATATCTAAAATTTGAGTTAAGATTCTAGATGGTACATCTCCAAGAGTTTGATCTGATGTAGGAGAAAGTTTTGGAAGATTTATTTGTTGACCTAGATTTTTAGTTTTTCCAACATAATCAGAAAGTTTGAATAAACCCTTTTCAGGTGGAGTGAACTCAAACGTTAGTGGGTTATAAAACATTCTATAACTTGAATATGTTCCAAGTCTTAGTTTTTCTAAGAGATTCTGATTTCGATTAGTCACATAACTCAGAATATTATAGTCAACATTTGTAGTTTCAGCACTTGATATATTAACCTGACTATAAGTATAAGTTGCTTTTGGTTTTTGTGTGATTAACTTATCAATCGATCTAAAATGAAATCCTTCTTTTGTTTGAAAAAATACAAATCCTGCCGTAGCATCTTCACTTGATAGTTCTGGAACTGCTTTAGATGCCAACCAAACTAAAAGACTAAATGGTTTTCTGAGATTACCAACAAATCCATACTTATTTTGTGCTCTATCTATGGTGACAATTTTATTAGATCTGAGAGTATTATTAATAATGTCTTTTACCGATGCATCAATCGTAGAAGTAGTCGGATATTTTTTAGCAACACGATTTGTTTCATTTGTAATCGCTTCTCGGGAAACAAGATTTAATACAAATGTCTCTCTTTGGGTCTCACTGATTACATTTGAGATACTTGAAACATAAAGATAATCATTACTATTAGTTGCAAAATCAAGTCCAGGATTTGTTGCTGAGTTTCCTGCAATCTTCATAGAAACTCTTTCTCCACCTCTTAAAGGTAGTCCACTATAGATTGATTGTCTTTCTCCATCAGGATTTCCTTGATTATCTGAACCAGGAACAGAGTCACCACCATTAGTTACAACTAGTTTAGCAGTAATAGTCGGAGAAAAAATATCTTCATAATAATCAATAGAAACCGTTCCCAGTTTAATATCAACTGTTTTTTTCTGATCTGTAGATTCTATGAAGAGCTCTTCATATATGGACTTTTTGATCGACATTTATGTATATGCTAGTTCTAAAAGTAATCGTTGAACCATGAATCTATTTAACTCGTTTCCATCAGAAGAAACTTCTGGAATAGATTGACCTCCTCCTCCACCACCACCTGATGGCATCATTGGTGCTGGTGCTTGTTGAGAAACTACAACTGTAGGTCCTGTTCTTTGAGGAGTCATCGATCTCATTTGTTGTGTTGATTCGGATGGTGGTATGGAAACTTGTGCTGGTATTGCTCTTGATGGAGTTGATGTTGTTGATGATACTGATGCTCCAGCTGCTGGATCTCTAAAAACTTCTATTTTTACATATCTAGATGATAATGTTGAAAAAGAGTCTTCATTAGTAAATGCTCTGTTTGTTGAAGAGTTATGAATAACTGTTCCTTTTGTAGATACAATACCAATATGAATCCATGGTTCTGTTGGATGTGTATCTAACATAATCACAATATCCCCAGGTCTAGCATTTTTTACGCCAACTTGTTGCCAACCTTTTTTGACTAAAATAGATCTAGCGGTTGGTACATAAACGGAGGTTCCCCAAGGAGGTTTCATTCCAGCAGCTTTATAAACTTCATTAACTGCATAAACACATCCATCTCTACCATATCTTGAAGTATCCAACCTTTGTTGTTTCAATGTTTCTGCAGTTTTTGCAAGCATCGTCGATGAAGTTGAAGCACCAGTAGGCGTAGGTGCTGATAGAGTCGCTGTTGGAGTAGTTGCTGTTCTTTTTCTTTGAGGATCAGAACCTTGTTCTTTTATTATTCTAGATGTAGCCCTAACATATCCCATCCAATCTCCGCCAGGAAATTCTTTTGTTGGAAATCCTTGTGCGTATCTGCCTTGACCACCATGTTTTTGAATATTCATAAGAGCTTCATATGGAGTTTTTGCATTTCCATATTGAGGAGCCCAAAGTTTAACGTGCTCTTTAACTGCTTCATCATAACTTGAATAATCTGCAAAAGTTTTAGACCCTCCTCCTGGATCTCTAGGTGTTCCCATTTTTCTTCCTGTTCTTGCAGTCTGACCAAAAATATTATATTTACCAGTCTCACCTTGCCCTAATGTATGTCCAGATTCTTGAATTGCTTGTGCTGCTGTTACTTCTGGAAAAGGATCTCCATACTTTCTGGCAAGTTCATATACATATGCATATTTTTTTCCTGCTCCTTTTGGAACTCCTGGTATTCCTGCAGTGGAATCAGTAGGTTTTTCAGAAGAAGGAGTTGGTTGCCCTTCCACAGGGAGAGAACCACCTTGAGGTATTTCAGGTTCTTCAAAATCAAAAGGTTCTTGAAGAACACTGAATGCATCATCAATAGAGTTTTCCATTAATCTAAATCCATAAGACATTTGATCCATGGAAGAAGTCACACTTTTTCCAACATTGCTAAAGTTAAATGTGACTAGATTAGAAAAAACTCCTCCTAATAAACTTCCAAACCCAGATAATATCTGAGTTATTCCAGATACAAAACCACGCAAAGTAAATACAAGTTTTTGAATTCTTTGAATAACCTGCTCACCCATTTTTATAATGAGTGGGAGATTATTAATTAACCACCCAATCATCAAAGTTCCCACAAAATCCATGATTCTTCCTAGGAATCCTTTTGTGCTACTTGCTATAACCTTACTCTGCCTTTTAACTGCTCCACCTACACCAGAAGATTCTATAATGTCTTCTTGTTCTCTTCTTCTTACTGCTTCTCTTCTCTTATTAAAAAGAGTACGATCACTAGCAATTGATTGTCTTTTAAATCTTGTTTTCTTTAATAATATAGTATTAACTTGTGCAGTAGAAGACCTAGCTTGAGTTATTCCTTTTCCAAAAGACGAAACGGACTTTGATATATTTGAGATACTAATAGATGATTTATATGCTGATTCCGCTACTGCCATATTACATCACCACGTTATAATGTGCCTGAGAATACAGAACATAAAAATTGTCAGGATTTGCTGAAGGTATCGAAGGAACACTATTTGCAGGACCTCCCCCACCCGAAGGTGTTGATGCTACTGGAGGAGGTGGTGGTGCTGGTGCCATTACAACAGTTGGTTGTGGTTCTGGTAATGGACCAACACTTTGCATTTTTTCTTGCGACTCTTGTGATTTAAGTGGTTGAATCTGTGCTTGAGATCCAGAGAATATTGAAGAGTAATCTGGAAATTGACTTTGTGGGGTTACTGTCTCTGCGGTTTGTCCACTTGTTGTAGATGCTGTAGATCCGCTCATTGGAGAAGCAACATTTGCTTGACTTGATTGAGATGATTGAGATGATTGAGAACTATTTTGACTTTCTTGGTTTCCAGATTTCATCTTAAGATTAGATGCTGGAGGAGTTTTTGTTTCTGTTGGGGAAGTTTTTGCTGCTGGAGTTTTTCCAGTTGTCTTATCAAAAAGGGATTTTCCAAGAGGTTCTGTCAACATATATCCTGCTGCAGAACCAAGAATCATTCCTGGAGGACCAAGTGGAGATCCAAGAATAGCCCCAACTTCTGCACCTAATGTTCCAGTTGCTGCCCCAGCAGCAGCGCGTCCAGGATCTTCGCCACCAGCAATGTCAATAGCTGCCCCAACACCAAAAGGAAGTGCTCTTTTTGCCACAGCACCTACAGCACCTCTAGCTAAATTTCCAGCACCCTCCATCAAACCACCGACTAATCCTTTCGATCCAGCAGAAGCTGTAGATCTTGTTGCAGCAGCTGCTGCTCCTTCAGCAGCTCCAGACGCAGCACCTTTTCCTAATCCCAATAATCCTTTTCCAGCATTTTTAACAGCATCAATCAATGCAGTAACTGGCCTAATAAAAAGTCCCTTAACAACTCCAGAAAATATCTTACTTGTAATTCTTGAAGATGCTGTAATAATATTAAATAAACTACGATTTACAACAGTAAATATTCCAACAACAACACCTACATTTTGTACAACATTATCCTTTACTTGATTTAATAGTTTTTGATTTCCTGTAGAGAGAGCATTTATTGTTAATAGACTCTGATTAAGAATCCATCCACCCAGTAACATCATAAAGAAGTTACCTACGTTAGCCAAAGTTCCTTGTGCTTTAGCTGCTATTTTTTGTACTGGAGAGAACAATGCAGATTGCATTTTCCTCTCAATGGTACTTTCTTTTCCTTCTCTTAGTTTTTGCTCTGCTAATATTCTTTCTTGATTTTGCCTCTGTACTTCTCTTTGTCTTTCTAAGGCACTATCATTTGCAATCGCTGCACCAATCTGCTGAATAGATCCACTTAATGCTGTCATTTGTTGAGCCATAGAACCCAACTGATTTGAAAGCGAAGTAAGTGCTAGTTCATTTTTAGATAATACTTGTATTGTTTGAGGATCTGGTCCAGATGGGGCAGCGGCACGAGGATTCCCACCAAAAACACTAGATGATACCGTGGATCTGGCAACTCTTATTCCACCTAGGATTGGTGATGAAAACTCAGCCATTTGATATGCCGTTCTTTAGGTTTTCTTCTTCAATGTACTGTTGAAGAAGGGAAAGATATATCTCCCTTTCCCAAGGTATCATATTTTCTAACTCTGTCAAACTATATTTATGATGTTGCATCAAAGCAAAATTAACTTTATAGTATGACGCAATATCTTCATGCGCCATACTTACGCGAAAAAAGCCGATAATCCCTCCAAAGCGACTTCACTTTCAACACCAGTTTTTGGATTTTTAATCTGGATTAAATGTGATAGTTTAGGCATCGTATCAAAGAACTTTTCAATCTCTTTAAACTGTTTTGAACTTAGTTGCTCTAGAAATTCATTAAGTTCTTTTTTGGTGCAATCTGATGCAGACCAAGATTCTTCTTCAGAATAAACTTGCTCGATACAAGAAGAAATCAACTCGAAAGTTTCATCAACTCCAATATCTCCACCAATCGAAAAGTTATTTTTAATGAACTCATTCATTGATGGATATTTCATTCTTAAAACTAAGGTATCATCCAGTTTAATGTCTCTAGAATGATCTTCAGAAACTTGTATCTTAATATCATCTAGATTGATTGTAATTGGAACCTGAGTCTCATTATCATCGGGGCAAGTTATAAGAACCTCAACTTCTTCTCCAACAGATTTTCCGCGAATATTTAAAAACAAATATTCAATATCAAATGTTGAAAGTTCTTCTACTTTAACTCCTTTTGACAAAATGCAGTTAGAGATTACATTTTTAACAGCATTGGCAATTTGATTGGAATCCTCACTCTCCATTGCAATAATGAGGATCTTTTCTTCTTTAACTAAAAAAGGACGATATTTGACTTTCTTTTTTGATGAAGGTATTTCCAACTCATATGTTGGTGTAGAGATTTTTGGTAAAGGCATAATAACCTATAAAATTCAGATATTTTTATTTAGAGTGATTTAAATAGTTCTTCTTTCTCCAATCACATTGCTTCCAATACTTTGTCTACTTATATCACTATCAAGTTGTGATGGAGATAAAGGACCACCTATTCCTCTTGGTCTAGGATCATCTAATCTTCCAGTGCCAACATTAAGATTTCTCCAAATCATTTCCTCTCTACCTGTTGCAAGACGTTGAGTATTTGGACCAGTACCAACTCTTCTTTCTTTATCTTTAACTTCATTCTTATTGTTGTCTATGTCATTATAGATATCAAAACTATATGCTTTTCCAGAAACATATCTCTCAAAATTGAAAGATGCAGTTGCTTTTAAAATATCAGATGTTCCGTAGTTAACTGATACGGAGTTTAGTGCGATAGGAAACAATCCATAAAAAACATATTCAATTTCACGCTTATAATCCCTATCAAATTTTATGATTCGAGTTTGATTTGTTTTATATTGATCTGGATATCTCATTCTAAAAAAGTATCCAGGTTGATAAGGAGATACTCCAGATCCACTCGCAATGTACTCCATCCAATGCTCTAAAAACTTAAGAGATCTATATCCACTATCAACATAAAACTCTAAGTCAATCTGAGTAAACTGGCGAGTATGCACCATTTTCTCAGTAACTCCTGTAAAGTTTCCAACTATATCTGTAGTGGCAAACGAACTTCCAGGAAGAACTGCTGAGCTACATAACAAACCTGCACTTTCACCAATGAATCTTAAATCTATTCCTCGATACAATAAATGATCCAATAATCCTGCAGGTAGTCCCCCAAAAATAACTTGATAATGAGAAGTCTGCGCTAGATTAGTAAGTAGTGGTTTAAAATCTGATATTTTTCTAGGTCTAGGCACTCTAAATACCGTATGCGAGTCTTATATTATTAGTTATTTAGATGTCATACAAAGGAAAATATCAACCATCATTCTCATCAAAATATAAAGGAGATCCAACGAATATCATTTACAGATCTTTATGGGAAAGAAAATTCATGGTTTATTGTGATCTGAATGAAAATGTAATTGAATGGTCAAATGAAGAAATGTTTGTTTGGTATCGCTCTCCAGTAGATGGAAAGCCTCATAGATACTTTCCAGATTTTTTGATTAAAGTAAAGGAATCAGATGGTTCTATTAAAAAATATATGATAGAAGTTAAACCTAAACATCAAACTTCTCCTCCCCCTAAACCTCAAAGACAAACAAAAAAATATCTATATGAGGCTTATGAATATGCCAAAAATCAAGCGAAATGGGCAGCAGCAAGAGAGTGGTGTGAAGATCGTGGATATGAGTTTAAAGTTTTAACAGAAAAAGAACTTGGTATTAAGTAATGCCCAGAAAGACTCTTAAACAAATCAAAACAGAGCAGCAAGGTGATAAAAAGAGAGTAACAGATACTGATTCAAATACTAATCGAGTTAGATCAATTGCAGAAAATTTAATCGGAACAGAAGATCCAGATGATTTAATGTTGGAACTTTTAGATGTGCTGCAAGAAAGCGGAAAAATGCCTAGCCCAGGAAAGTTTTATATTTTTGTATATAACCCCAAAACTACAAATATTGAGTATGATCAAAATCCTTTAGTTGCAGTAACCGATGTTTTCCAATGGGGATTTAAGGGAATCAACTTTCATTGGGGAAGACCTCGCCAATATACTTGGAATGAAGTTGCTGGATCAATGTACGAAGTGTATAAATCTGAACTTAAAGATTTAGAAATGATACCTTTTGCAAAAATAAGGATAAATAACTAAAAACTATAAATGGCAAATAATATCACTGGATTTACTTTAGCACAAAATGGCGTTAGTCTATCCAATAAAGCATTAAATGCTTTAAGTAGTGGTGCAAAAAGTAATGCAGATAATATTTTTCGGTATCCTCTTTCTAGATTGGATAATGCTGCCGATTATTTAAGTATTAAAGTATATCAACATATTCTTCCAGCAGGTCAGACTCAGTTTAGTATATCAAATATTGATGTTGGTGGATCAAATTTAAACGTTAACTTTCAAGCTCCTAACTTTAGTCAGATTCTTTCAAGATCAAAAATATCTCCAGACTACTACATTACACTTCCAATTCCACAATCAATCTCAGATTCCACTTCTGTAACCTGGGGTGAAGATACAATCAATCCTCTTGAAGCTGCTGGTGTTGCTTTGGGTTCGGAAGCTTTGTCTGGTGGTCCAGTAGAAGCTGGAAGAAAATCAATCGAAGCTCTTAAATCTTTAGGTGCAAAAATAGATCAAAATACTTTAGCATCTATGAACACATATATTGCTGCTAAAGCAGTTGCTCAGTTAGGTGGAAATGTGAGTGCTCAGGGTCTTCTTACAAGAGCTACTGGACAAGTATTGAACTCTAATATGGAACTTCTTTTCCAAGGTGTCAACTTAAGATCTTTTCCATTTACATTTGAGTTTGCTCCTAGAAATGCTGATGAATCTGTAATGGTAAAAAAGATTATTAGAACATTTAAACAATCTATGTCACCCAAAAATGGTGGTGCAGGAAGTGGAACAAATACAAATCTTGGATTATTCATTTCCTCACCAAAAGTTTTTCAACTAGAATATAGGAGTGGAAATGGACCTCATCCATTTTTAAACCAGTTCAAACCATGTGCATTAACTGATATGTCAGTTAACTATACTGGATCAAACACATATGCAACGTATTCAGATGGAACTCCAGTTCATATGACAATGTCTTTAACTTTTAAAGAGATTAATCCAGTTTACTTCGAAGATTATGATAGTGGTGCAGGAAAACAAGGAGTAGGATACTAAAATGGGATACTTTAGAGAACTTCCAGATCTTGAATATCAATCACCTTTACAACATAAAAACTCTTCATTAGAATATGTTCGTGTTAAAAACTTTTTTAGAAGAGTTGTTTTACGTGAAGATTTAAAAGATAGGTTTGTTTTGTTTAACAAATATCAAATACCTGATGGTGCCAGACCAGATACTGTAGCAGAAGAAATTTATGGAAAAGCGGACTATGATTGGGTTGTGCTGCTAACTGCAGGAATTACTAATGTAAGAGATCAATGGCCACTTTCTGATCGAGATCTTTATATGTATGTTCTAAAAAAATATGGCGAACAAGATATTAATGATGCTCACCATTATGAAACTAAGGAAGTAAAAGACTCTTTAGGGAGATTGATACTACCTGCTGGTCAAGTTGTAGACTATAACTTTACTATTCCAGATCCAGATAATAAAAATAATGTAGATATAAATCCTGTGGTTAGTGTTTCTAACTTTGAATATGAAGTTCGTAATAATGATCAAAAAAGATCTATCTATCTATTAAAATCTTCATATCTACAACAATATCTAAATGATATGAGAACTATCATGCATTACGATCAAGGTTCTCAATATGTTGACAAAAAACTTATCCGTACAGAAAATACTAGGTTAATAGGACCTTAAAAAAAGGGGGGCATATGCCCCCTAGTTTATCAGTCTTCAGCAAGTCGTGCAAAGTAAGACAGTGCATCATCATCCTCATCTTCTACAGGTGCCGCAGCACGGCGAGTAGGTTGAAGATTGTTCAGTTCAGTGCGAAGATCTTCGGTTAGTTCATTGGTAGAACCACGAGTGTTGTCCTCATCCAGATCTTCAGGGTCTTGATAGCGAGGAGTACCTTTGTTACCCAGAACATACTCAAGACGCTTTTTCAGTTCATCATAAGACTTGAACTGGTCGGCAGCGGTCAGTTCAGCAAGCGAATACTGCTTCTTCCAAACTCCTTCCATTGCATCATCATCATCCAGCAGAGGAGAAGATGCAGCAAACTCAGAAGAGTCGTAGTTACGATAACCAGCGACATTCTTTGCCTTCAGTTTGAAGTTAGCACCCTGCCAAAAATCAAACGGATCAATCGCTTCCTCATCTTCAAACTCAGGTTGCATTGCAGCAGTCAGTTTGTCGAAGATCTTCTTACCA